TCTTGTTGAGCTTCCGTAGCTAATCTAAATTGTTCATTCATTCGCTGTTGTTCTTGAGCTTGTTGTGCTCCACCTAAAGTAAATAATGATCCTAGACCTTGCTGTTGCATGCCAAATTGTTGTGCTCCGAGGCCCGCGACCTGTGCTCCAAGTTGCGATGTTTGCTGACCCAGATTAGCTTGTGTTTGACCAAGTTGACCAAATATAGGAGCTGCTGACAACTGTCTACCTCTTGCTGACTCAGAAGTTCCAATAGCTTTTGATTGTGCTTGTTCAAAGTTTTGTGCGAGATCTTGAAATATTCTTCGTGATTTAATGTCTTGTAAATTTTTATCTAGCTCTGCTTCTTGTACTGCTTGTCTTGAACCACCAAAGGCGCCTATGTTTTGCGCTTGATCTTGAAGTTGATTTCGTTGCATCGCAGCTTGCTGATCCATTTGCTTTAATGCTTCTTTAGTTACATCACTTTGATACTGATTAAAAAATTGTTTGTAGTTACTTGTAGATGGATCAAATTGTTGTTGAGCTGCTTGTAATGATGGAATGCCCATTGCTGATGTTGTTTGACCAGCACCAATTCCTTGCATGCCAACACCAACTGCATCTTGAGCTGTTTTAAAAAATGGATCAAAAGCTGCACCTGCACCAGTAGGTTTGCCTGTTGTAGGATCTATACCATATAATCCTGCTGTGCCCTGAATAGCACCCGACTGTAAGGGTTGAAATCCTGCAATACCCTGTTGTGGAATACCGCCAGCATAGGGAGCCTTTGTAGCGTCAAAAGCGCCTTGTAAAAGATTACGTTGAAACTCTTCAATATATGCAGGTGGTTGCGCGAAACCATAATTAACAGCCATTATACTATACCTCTGCCTTTCGAAGATTCTGGATCTAATTTGTTCATCATATTATACATTGCTTTTGGTCCGCCTGCATTATCCACAGCTTTTGCTGTAAATACAAACTCGCCATCACTTAACATCGCTGGAATCTTGTCATCTTTTGGTCCGCCAGGTCCACTTATCATTCCCATTTTTGGAGGAAAGAAAGCTGTAATGCCTGGATTGTCTTCTATTTTATTCATCATTTGATTGCTTGACATGTCAGCACTTAAACCTGGAACTCCTGTTGATTCACCACCTTTTGCTAAAGCTGGTATCATTCCTGATATTTTATTATTAGGGTTAAAAGGCATTCCGCCCATTCCTCCTGTGCCACCCATTTTTAAAGCATCACCACCCATATTTAATTGAGCAATACCACCTTTTGCACTTTCAATTATTCTACCTTCTGAGTCATATTGAAAGGGTTTATATATTTCAAAACGATCTTCAACAAACGGGCTACCACCTGTTGGGCTACCATATTTGTTATTAACAAATTCCATTTTTTCACGTTGTTCTTCTTTTTCTCTAAGTATGTCTTCTCGTTCTCGTTCATACTGTTGTTTAGCTAAATAAGCATTTATGAAAGGAAATAGATCTTTAATTCCACCGCCTCCTAATATACTTTGAAGTCCACCTAATATACCTGAACCCTCAACTGCCTTCTGAGCCTGGCCTTGTGTAATACTACCTGGAACTGCTGCTTTAGCAAAATTACCTAATAAATTTCGTCCAGTTCCTAATAATGTTTCTAATCCAAAAGCTTTTCCGCCTGGTAGAATTCCTGCTCCAAGCCCTAAACCTGCTGCTGCAAGAACCTGTAACGGATTGTCTTCGACGTGACTCCCGATATCTCTTATACCTTTACGTACTCTTCTAAAAATCTTCTTTAACATGTACTCCTTAGCAATTCATGATATTGTTATAAAGGCAAGGAGGCTGGCCTTGAAAGATAAGCCTAATTAATAGTATATTTATAGGCAAATATTTGCTATATGACAATAGATATTTGTAAGTAGAAAGGAAACCATGTCAACTAAAGTAGATTTTCATGCTATTAGACCTTTTGGTCCAACCATATTACAAGGTAAACTACCTAACAGCTTAATAAAAATTCTTGATAATAGAGCTACACAGTTATTAAAGGATAAAAAGTTATCAAAAGAATACGACCACTCTATGAATTTAGCAGGTAATGTTCAACAAGAAGTTCGTTATCCTAATGATGACTTAATCAGCAAAGAATTTAAACCTTTGATAGATGCTTTAGGTAAAGTAGTTCATCAATATATTTCTATACCGCCTGCTAGTGATACAATATCACCAGCATTTGTTGGATCTATGCTTATAGAATCCATGTGGGTTGTAAGTCAGTGGGCAGGAGATTTTAATCCTATGCATGTACATCAAGGTGAATTGTCAGGTGTTATTTATTTACGAGTTCCTCCAAGTTTAAAAGATGAATATGCAAAAGAGGATCACTATCCTTGTGTAGGTGACATACATTTTATGTGTGGTCAAGCTGCAACTTTTAGTGGTCACAAACATCAAGCAACTCCTGAAGTAGGTGCAATATATTTATTTCCTTCTTGGTTATCTCATGGTGTTTATCCATTTAGAACTCCTAATGAAGAGAGAAGATCTGTTTCTTTTAATTTACATTTAAAGAAAAAAGAACCTATTAATGATTGACATTAACAAAGTGCCAATGGTCCGTGTGACGTGGCTCGATGCTCGTGATACAGAGACAGGTTGGCTTGATATAAAAGATGTTGTTGATGCTCCGTTAGCCGTGTGCCAAGAAGTGGGGTGGATGGTTCATAATGGTCCTGAGAAAATAATTATTATGCGATCCTACAGTAAAGACAAAGATGAAGTATCAGGTGGTGGCGCTATCGCTATACCAAAAGGTTGGATAAAGAAAATAGAATATTTAAAAGTAAGTTATAGTGAATCCTAAAATATTTATTGGAACACCTTGTTATGGCAACATGCTTACGGCAGACTACTTTAAAAGCTGTTTACAACTTACAGCTTTAGCAGCTAGTAAAAAAATAGAAATACAATTTGGAACTATTGGTAATGAGTCTTTAGTAACAAGAGCTCGAAACACATTGGTGCAATTATTTATGGATGACGCACGATATACGCATCTTTTATTTATTGACGCTGATTTAGCTTTTAACTCTGAGTCAGTGTTTCGTATGTTAGATTTAGATGAAGATGTAGTGACAGGAGTATATCCACGAAAGGTAATTGATTGGACCAAAGCAATCAAAAAAGTAAAAGAAAAACCAAATATAAGTGAAGATGAATTACATGCAGCATCGTTGCAATATAATTTAAATGTTAAAGATCCAAAAAATATTATGGTTAAAAAAGGTTTTATAGAGGTATTGGACGGTGCAACAGGATTTATGTTAATTAAAAGAAATGTTTTTAAAAAAATGGCATTAGCATATCCTCATCTTAGATTTAAATCTGATCAACATTTGGGAGATCCTCACGACAAAACTTTTGGATATCACGATACATCTGATTGGAACTATGCCTTTTTTGACACAATGATAGAGCCTGGTACTAAAAGATATTTATCCGAAGACTATGCTTTTTGTCGTTTATGGCAAAAAATAGGTGGTAAAATATATGCTGATATTGCTAGTGGTATGACACACATGGGTAATTACTCCTTCAAAGGTAATGTAGGAACTCAATTCTTGCCACAAAACAATAAATAATTTAGTATACTCC